TTCGCGGCTTCGTTCATGATGATCTGATTGTTGGTCATGCCTTTCATGGTTCGTTCTCCTTTGTTCGTTGTGGTTGATGTTCGGGATGATCTCCCGGCGGCTGCCGGGGTAGTGGGGCGGGGCTGCTTTGCGGTGCGGCCCTGCTAGAGTGTCCGGCGGTGGCTCATGCGGTGCGGTACATCTGGCGGAACAGGTCCAGCGCTCCGATCTCTGCGGCCTTGTGCTGTGCTGCCAGCTTTGCGCCGGCGCTGTCGTGGCCGTTGAAGTGGTACGCTTCGGAGTAGGCGTTGACGATGGACCATTCAAGGCGGCTGCGCTCCTGCTGCGCGTTCCATTCGGCCAGGTCGAAAACGTAGATGGTGCAGGTCCAGGCATACGGGCTGAACACCTGCTCAACCTTGACCTTCAAGCCCTTGCAGCGGTCAAGCGTGGCTTTGATCCGGTCACGCTCCTGCCGATCCATGGGAACGATGGAGTAGCAGGGAATAAAACGATCATGCACGGGGGTGACGTTCCAGCGGTGGCGGGCTGCCAGCTGGTTTATTTTCTTGTCAAGTGCTGTCATGGGGTGCGCTCCTTTCGGTTCGGGGTGTATGTTCGGGATGATCTCCCGGCGGCTGCCGGGGTAGTGGGGCGGGGTCGCTTTGCGGTGCGGCCCTGCTAAGGTGTCCGG